TGAAAAACCGCTCGCAGTTTTGGGGGTCTGTGTCGTCTAGTCAATGTATATACCCCCGCCGCGCAAGGTGCCAAGTCGGGTGGATGAGCAGACACTCTACCACCCGGCGCAAAACCTCGAAAAAGGAAAAACACCATGATTATCGACATCGCAATTTCCGCTGTTTCGCTCATCGTCGGCGCTGTCGGCCATGCAGTCATCAGCAAGTATCTGGCAACCGCCGAAGCTGATGCCAAGTCCGCCGTTACCACGGTAGAGTCCGACGCAAAGAAACTGTAACGACATTCGACCGGCTTAACCTTCGAGTTCGGCCCGTATTTGATACCCCGGCAAGGACCGGTCGAACATAACCGAGAGAATCAATGCATCCTTTTTTCACATGGTTGAAGAGTATCTGGTCGGAGCCAGACGGTAGCGGCAGCAGCACACGTATCCACTGCTCAGCTTTGATCGCAGAGTCATTACCGTGGAGCAATTTGACGGTTTCCTCGGAGCGGCAGCTACATTCACAAGCGTGACCGCTGGACCTTTGTACGGATTGAACAGGCTGAGCGATTGGGCGAAATCCAAGTCGCAGAACGGACCACAGCAATGAAGATCAAAGAGATCGCATTCTGTCTTGTTCTCTCTCTGTACGTCTACATGACTATCGCTGCAGGTGTGATCGCAGCCCGTTACTGACCTCGAACATGAACGACAGACAGTCTTGCTGGATACTATCGATGACGCTGAAAGTATATGCAATCGTTGCCCTGATTTGGATCGGTTGCATCGTTTGGTTGGTTCGGTGAAGTATGCCGAGTGCACCATCACGCAGCTGCCGGTTCCCCCGTTGTCCAAAGCTTAGCCAAGACGGCTGGTGTGATGACCACCGAACTCATAAGTGGGATCGCAGTCGTGAGTCGTCTAGCAAGCGGGGATACGGTCGAGCATGGCAAAGGTTCAGGATCAGTTACCTTCAGCGGAACCCGCTCTGTGTAGATTGCCTGAGCGCAACCCCGAGCATGGTAACCGTGGCTCGTGAGATACACCACGTGGATAAGTTGAGGGACCGGCCCGACCTGCAGTACGTAGAATCGAACCTGATGTCTCTCTGTACCCCGTGTCACTCTAGGCGAAGTCAAGCTGGGGAATGACCGGCACGCGGGCGAGTGGATGCTATAGGTACTCCGTGTGACCTAACCTTTGACACCCCCGACTTTACTACAAACTCTCAGGGGGTAGGCCTAAGTCGAATGTTGTCATGGGCGTACGGCAGACCCCGCTTTAATCGACTTTTCGTTTCCACGAAATAAAAATCGCTGGGTTATGGTTTTTGGAATTTTTTGATGAGCAGACCGCGCAAACCGACCGCAGAGCTGGAGAACTCGGGAGCCTTCGATAAAAATCCGGCCCGCGCCCTGTCCCGATCTAACGAACCGGCGAACGTCCCAGACCTTGGCAACCCTCCGACCTGCTTGACGAAGGACGAAAAGAAAATTTGGAAAGAGTCCAGGAAGGTCGCGCCCTGGATCACCGCTGCTGACGCCTATGCCCTCGAAGCGGTATGTCGCCTCACGATCAAGATGCGCACCGGGCTCATGAAGTCCGCCGATTACTCTGTACTGCGCTCCCTACTCTCAGCCCTGGGACTTACCCCGGGAGACCGTTCCAAGGTTAGCGTCCCATCGGACAAGCAACCGGAGATAGATGAGTTCGCCGCTTTCATGCGGTCGGCTGGAATGCCTGATGAAACCGTATGCCGAGATCGCTCATAACTATTGCCGGAGAGTAGTAAGTGGTGAACAGGTTGCGGGCAAGTGGATTCGGCTGGCATGCCAGCGGCACCTCGAAGATTTGGCCAAGACGGATTGGCGCTGGTACTTCGACGAGGACAAAGCCAATAGGGTTTGTGCATTCATAGAGACGCACAAGGTTGACTCGGGCGACCAGTTCATTCTCAGCCCTTTCCAGGTGTGGATAGTTTCTTCCCTGGTCGGCTGGATGGACGCAGACGGCACGAGGAAGTACATCGAGGCTGTCGTTATGATGGCCAAGGGGAACGGGAAGAGTCCCCTAATCGGCGCACTGGGTTTGTGGTTCGCTTTCTTCGACGGCCGACGCAGGGCGGAAGTTTTCTGTGGTGCTACATCGCTGGAACAGGCGAACCAAGTCTATAACCCCGCGCTCAATTTTGTAACTGAGCAACCGGCATACGCCAAGATGGGCGTCCGGGCAATGAAGCGCTCCATCTTCACGCGCACCGGTTCCTTTTTCAAGCCGGTCGTTTCGAGGGGCAAGCACGGACCACGTCCATACCTGGGGATCCTCGACGAGCTCCACCAAGCTATTAGTGCCAACCTGCACGGGACATTCAAGACGGGCTGCAACAAAACAAAGAACAGCCTGTTGGTCACGATCTCAACCGCTGGCGTCACGTCCACCGAGAACGTCTGTCACCAGCTGCAAATCCAGGCGCAAAAATGCTTGGACGGATCGTTACCAGACGAACGATTATTCTCGGCCCTCTACTGCGCAGACGAAGACATCGATTGGACCAGCGAGACGGCGCTTCAACAGGCTAACCCTAATCTGGGTATAAGTAACGACGCTGAGAAGATCCGGCTTGCGATCCAGGACGCGATGCGCAACCCGGCGCATGCAAACAATATCAAGGCGATGCACCTCGGCATCTGGTCCACCGCTGCATCAGCCTGGATGAATCCTCTCAAGTGGGCTAAGTGCTATGACCCCACCATGACCGATGAGACGGTCAAACAGATCCCATGCTGGCTTGGATGGGACTTAGCAAGCAAGCTCGATTTAGCAGCGGCAATAAGACTGCATCGGCAAGACATCGACGGAAAGCCCCACTACTACGTTTTTTGTAGGGCGTACCTGCCCGAGGAACGTGTAAACGCACCGGAGAATCAGCATTACCAGAAATGGGTAGCGCAAGGTTTTCTGAATGCTACTCCCGGCGCGTCGATGGACTACTCCATCATAGAAGCCGATGCGCTGGCGGACATCGCGAACTTTCAGGTGCAGGAGCTGGCTTATGACGCGCGGTACGCGGATCAGGCAAGTCAGCGAGTAAGTGAGGCGTCAGGTATCCCCCGCGTGGTAGTAGCGCCCTCACCTGCTGACCTATCTCCGTCGATGAAGGAGCTGGAATCAGCTATATGCGATGGTCGGCTGCATCACGATAACCATCCCGTACTTACGTGGTGCATGTCGAATGTCAAGACGCGGGAGACGGCAGCGGGTAACTACACGATGCCGGATAAGGATACGCCCGAGGCCAAGATCGACTGTGCGGTGGCGATGTTTGTCTGTGGTGTGCGGGCGATGAAGGGCGAAGTACAGCAGCAAGGTTCCACAATGGATTTTTGGTAAACTAGATGGCATTTTTCAGCGACGAACAGCTAGTCGGACTCGACATCGGAGAGATACGCTCGTTCTCCGACGAGATACGTTCGCATTCTCCGCTGGATAATCCCGCTGTACCCCCGACCACGCAGGCAGTGTGGGAGTGGTTCACGGACGGAAACCCGACCGAGAGCGGGGAACGGATCAATCATAACAATGCGATCCAAATTACTACCGTTTACCAAGTAGTAACCCTCATCGCGAAGATGGCCTCGGCCATGACTCTCCGATTGATGGAGCGGGCTAACGGCGCACACATAGAGGCAGTGGATAACAACATTCACTATCTCTTGAGTATGCGGGCTAACCCGTACCAGAGCGGGAAAAAGTTCATCGAGCAGTTTGTGGGATGCATGGCGTACACCGGAAACGGGTATGCGCAGATCGAGCGGAACACATATGGTCAACCGGTTGCACTCTGGATGATAAATCCACTGAAGACGGACATCGTCAAGGTTGACCTGGGACTTATTGCTAAGTTCCCCGAGCTCCGACTTCAAGTCGGTGAACTGGTATTCACGACGACGGACGGCGAGAAGGACGGGCAATTCCGGCTCGTGCCGTACATGGACATGCTGCACGTTCCGTTGTTCGCGGTAGCGGGAGTTAAAGGGTTGTCGCCCATTGCTGCAGCCCGGCAAGCTCTGGGACTAGCGAGCGCAGCTGAGAAGTTCGGTGCACGTCATTTCGGGAACAGCACCGGCGTACCGGCGATCCTGTTCAACAAAGGGAACCCTACCGATAAGCAAAAGCTGGAGAACAAACAGAGCTGGGAGCGCACGCAGGGGGGACGCAATCAAGGTAAGACGGCGATCCTGTACGGCGCGGACTGGTCCTACGAAAAGATCGGTTTGACACCAGAAGAATGTCAATTTTTGGCCACACGAGGATACCAGCGGGCCGACATCGCGGCTCTCTGGGGAGTAAGTCCCCACTTAGTGGGGGATACGTCACGCTTGAGTGGCACAAACTCTGAACAGTTGATGATTCAGCTGTTGACCTTGACGCTAAATCCTTATTTGGGAGCGATAGAGGATGAGTTCGCCTATAAGCTGTGTGCTCAAACCGGACGCAAGGCTTTCAATTTCTTCTTTTCCTTCGATACGTCAGAGCTGCTCCGCACCGATGTCAAGTCTCAGATGGATTCGTACTATCAAGGCCGCATCGGCGGCTGGTTCAGCGCTAACGAC